TTCGTTGCTAGGTGCTTCATCCATGTTAAACTTCGTCAGTCCGTGAAGAGAACCGTTAGAACCTCCACCACCAACAGTACCCGATATGTCATAACTATCGCAACCAAACGCACCAATGTGTTCGTTCCCAGGATACTTAATACCATTCTTTACTATTATATTGTTTTGTAAACCCTTATTAGGAGTCCATCCGACATAAAACCTTCCACTCGTATCAGGACTGAAGATAACCTTGCTATCCTTAATACCATCCTTCCAATGAAAAGAACCCCTTGTTACGTGATGTTCTGATATTAAAGTGTCGTTATAGTCTATCTGCTGATATATCTTTGTAAGGTTAAATATTGATTGCTTACTCTCATCCCTAAACGCATGAGATTCCGTTCTTGGAAACTGTCTATAAAATTCATTCAATGCGTCAGCGTCACTCTTTAAGGAGTCTACCTCTGCCTGCCAATAGTCAATCGCTCCCTCTGTAATCATTTCACCGTCAATACCAAGGATAGGTTTTTCTGGAGTATCAAAAACAGGCATTCCATGCATGTCAATAAACCCCTCCATGTTCCACTCCATTGGAATAAACAACGAATACATCCCACTCTTTGTCTGACCGTTCCTGTTCCTTTTAGTAATGTCTGAATCCTCGTATAATTTTTTGAAATTTCCACCCCCCTTGCTTAAAGCATTTGAAGTAGAACCCATCATGCACTTACCTATAATCTTACTACCCAAACGTAAACAAGTTTTTGTTACACGCCAGTTGTTTAGTATATTATTTGGCTTAATCCATTTCCCACTTTCATCGTGAACCAATAAAAGTAATTTTTCTCCATCATAACTGTTATCATCCGTGTTCTTCCAATCGACTGTCGTATCAAGACCTTGCATGTCGTCATTCAAAACAGTAAACATATTTTTCTTTGTAATCTTAGACGCAGGAACTCTAAATGCTAATTCAGTCTTAGGCTTATCCATACCATCCATAATTGGCTTAAAGAAGAAAGGAAGCCTACTGTTTATAGGAACTACCTTGTCTGTAAACATCTTCTTAGCATCACTACCAGTCTTGGATAGTATACCAACTCTTGAATCATTAGCCAGAGTACCTACGTTTACGCACTCAGAAGAACCCATAAATGAAAATCCTGAACGTCTTATCTTTAAGTAGTCCATCCCAAAGCTTCTTTTATCAGCCCTGCATGCTTCCCAATAAATCCAAAAAATTCTATTAGCCTCTCTAAAGTCAGGATAACCAATATCAATAGATGCCCACTGGAGGTACATGTAATGAGAGCCTGTCACGTAAGACGGAACTCCGTTATTCTTAAAGAACATTCCACTCTCCCTGTAATCAAACTCCTGCTCAATGTAATCAACCCACCTGTCCTTAAACTCTGATGGCATATCATTCCATTGGAATATAGACTTTATCCTAGACAATTCCTTTGGAAGCTCTTGCCTCTCCCAGTGCTGTTCTTCTTTTTTTTTAGACCTTGACCAGTATGACTTCGGAGTGGCAGGTAGACCAATAACTAAACCACTTATGCTAATAACGTCACCAAGAGTTCCGTCCTTTGATATGATGATAACATCGTACTTTGAGTTATATCCATACTCCCACGACTTACCTTTATTTTTGCTGGTAAGCACAGACTTGGGGATGAAATCCTCTAGTGTTCTATATAAGTTATTATTTTTTTGACCTTCGTTCTGCAAATCCTTGTTTTGTATCTGTTTTACTAACTCCTTTTTCTATCGTAACCAAAGCTTCTTTCTCTAACTCTAATCTACTTAAAATTTCAAAAGCATCGAATATAGCTAACTTCTTAGTGGCGGCAGCATTCTTAAGTCTATCTGCTGAAATCTCATCTTCCACATCTGGCTTTATAATCTCTTCCCTAGCAACCTTTATAAGCTGCTCGACAGCTCTGTGCCCAGCTTCAATAATCTTTAACTTTATTTCTTTTGAACTCATTTCTAATTTGTTTTGTTTTTTTTAATGAATAACCGTGTTCATCTAAATCATCCATCCAATCCCATTCTCTACTCATTTTTGTAGAACATTACATAAACTACTCTTCCCTTTTCCCAACTTATGTTTGGGTATTTACTATGAAAGTAATTAGCAGGGTAAGATATTAGCCTATTAGGTTTGTATCCAACTACACTTTTTAATTTCCATTTATCTAAGTTGTTAGAGTCTTTTTTTAAAATTAAATCAAACTCATCATCAGAAATATTAGACGGCATTTTTTCGCCCATATCATTATGTTCCCAAAAAGCAGTACCGTGTAATTCATTGACTTCAGATTTAGATAAATATAAAACTAAGGCTCTGTCAGGTTTTTCATTATTAATAATAGTATCAGCGTGTATCCTCCAATCAGTATCCACCTTATCATTAGAAACTCTAAAAAATTGTAACAATGGTCTAATAGGTTTATTCTCAATAGCCTCTAACTCAAAGGTAACTATATCGTTAAATGCTTGATTGCTTTCTTGTATCCAAAAACTTTTATCTCCGGTATCTACTTCTTTAAATTCATTACTATTTAAGTAAGTCATTAAACCTTTATATGTAGGCTCACTTAAAAAGTCATCTTTTATATATATCACAACTTCATTGTTATTTGATGGTCATAAATTCTATAAAGTTTTTCGTTATCAACTAAAAACTCATATTCACTTTCTGGTTTAAACGAAACCTTATCTCCTGAATTAATTCCCTTGCTAAGTAAGTATTTATTTGGATACTTCATTATACCAACTAAAGGCTCTTCCTTTACATCTTTATAAATAAAAGACTCCTCTGTTTTAACTGGCTTTATAAAGCAATACCTATCGTGTGCATTCCATTCTCCATCCTGCTTGTACATGAAGAATTGCTCCTGGTCTATGAAGAATAAATCATCCTTAAAAAAGCTTTTACCACTTTTTTGCCTACCAGCCATATCGAAGTAAAACTTAAAAACATTATGATGAACAAGTAAAGTGTCACCAATTTTAATTTTTCCTTCATATCCTAGTGGTGTTTCTATTACTTCTGCGTAACGATTTGAAAACTTATGGTCTTCTTCTGAGGTACTTGTTATAAACTCAGTACCTGATATTTCTTTTGTGTTATTGTATCTCTTGCCATTAAATGGCTTTACGATAAATTGGAATGGTGCTTTCATAGTTGTGCTTACGAGCCACAACCAATACAATCTATTTGACTATCTGTTGGCTTGACTCCATTTAATTTCATTTTAATATTGTGTATGTCATCAGATAACTCTAACCTTTCCATCCAAGTCTTCCCCCCCTTTTGAGACTCCAACTCTTCTATTTTTAATTGTAGTAATCTTCTTTCTGCTTCAGTCATCCTTAAAAATTTATATTGTACTCAATAGAAATAGGCATGGTAGAAGTAAAACTCTTCCACATAACTATTCCATCCTCTCCTTTAATCCATATCTTTATACCTTCAGACTTGTAATCATTTTGTATAAGATGAATAGTATAGCTACCTCCTAACACTTCCTGCCCCACTATGTAGTGCATCGCCCCTCCCTTGTAGTCAGGACCTATTGAGATTTTTCTAATATTCATATTATACGTTTTTCCAGACTTCAATTTGAGCAGACGGAGTATTACCTGCCCATCCTAATAAAGTTGCACCCTCTAATCTTCCAGAGTTATCACCTGAAGAATCCCTAATAATTTCATAGGTTAAAGCATCACCTTGTGCAGCGACTACAGGAACTGTTAATTCGTAAGGAGTTAATAAATTTTCCTCTGAGATTTTAAAAACTTTAGGGTCGCCTACCTGAACCCCATTAATTAAAGCTCTAAAAGCAAAAACAGAATAAATCCCTGGGTTTACTTCTTTTGAGACAGAAATAAAAGTGTTTACAAGGTAGTTACCTGCTGTAACAAACGAAATACTACCACTTGATAATATCTCTACATTTACAGACTGATTATCAGCTCCAAACTCAACCTGTAAGGCTGTATCTGTTATTGATGGGCTTTGAACATCATAAGAAGTTCCCTTTATTTGAAAAACATATTGAGCTGTTATATTAGGAACTAAAGATATAATATCTCCAATCAAATAACTCTTTGTTGCGTTGGAATCGTCTACATCAGTTCCTACAAGGAAATCGTTTACAGTTACTACATTGTCAAAACTATAAGTGCTTATTTTACCCATTTTCCTTTTTTATTTCTCCTGTTTGTATGTTAATTACAGCGTCTTCGCCATACTTCTTAATTAACTTCTGTTCCTCCTTAGAGTACTCAATTTTCAGAGTCTCTATTTCAGACATAATGCTGTTCTGTTGAATTACTGTATCCCCTAACGCTATTTTTTTAGTGTTAAAAGAGTTTACTAATTCCTGAATGCTTTCCAATTCTTTTTGACTTAATTTTTTCATTTTATTTGATTTTTTTATAAAGATACTAATTATTTTTCTATTAGTATTATTATTTCGGGATTTTCTATAATATTACTAGATATTGTAACCCAACCATTATTAATATCTTTTTCATATTTCGCCCATAATTCTGTTTTTTTAATTAACGTATATAGTTTGTATTTTTTTGGAAGCCAAAAAACTTACTTGATAAGCATCAGCTATTGATATAGTTTTCCATTCTTTATCTTTTGTTTTCCATTGAACAGATAAAGAACTTGCTTTTTCTGAAACGCCAATCAAACCTATAAAACTTGATAGTGTGCTTTCATTAAACCAAAAATGAAACGAATTTAACTCAACAACAACACCATCTTTTAATAAAGAATTTCTTTCCCTTTTAAATTTAGTATTATTCACCAATTCAATTTCTTCAATAGTTGCAGATTCAACCCACTCCCCATCAGTAAAAATAGGTAATAATAATTCTACACTACATTGCACATCTGACAAATTCCAATCACTAACTAAAGAACCGTTAATAGTATTGCTTTTGTTTTTTTCTAAAAATTCGGAAGTATATGCTCCTCCGAATAAATCATTATTTAAAATTCTTGTTTTCATTTTTATTTAGTTTTGTGGAGAAAATTCATAATACATTGTTAACCCTTTTATAGTTTCATCACTATCAAGAGACCTTATACTTACCATTAAAATAGAATCTGGACTTAAATTATTTGTTGATATAATAAAATCTGTTTTTTTAAAAGGTGCTCCACCCATAGCTGAAAAGGTTTCATTAACAAGTATCTGTTTATTATTAAGTCCTAGGTTTGTAGCAAAATCAAAAGAAACCACGAAAATCTCATATTGCCCACCCATGGTGGAAGTTGTCCAATGCAAATAAAAATTGCTTAAGGCATCTTTATCTTTCAGATAAAACCTATTTTTAAACCATAAAGAAGGCTCGGCTCCAGTTCCACCATTTGAATTTAAAGATTGAGACTTCCAGTTGTTATTGTCATCAGCAACCGCCCATTGATTTGTTTCTAAGTCCACAGTGTCTAAGGATTGTATTAATTCAGAAACAACAGCACCACCACCAGCAGCATCTATCCAATCAGTTCCAGTTCCAGTTGAGCTTAGTACCTGACCCGATGTTCCCGGAGAATCATTGGAGTCAATAATAGCTTGGGTTACTTTTGCATCCCCCTCTACTATGAGTCCTTTTCTTACTTTAAATTCGTTTGCCATATTTTTATCTTTTTTTCAATGTCCAAAAAGTTATCTATATTACTCAACTATTAAGCTGTTGACTTCTGTGGTTTGCTCAGATGTTAAAGCTTCAGAAAACCAAGTTTTACCCATCATAATTGTAAGGTGTTCCTTGTTTCTGTCAATTGTATCCAATTCCTCTGTAGTTGGAGATTGTATCAATTCCATTTCAATAACAAGATTAACGCTATCATAAGCGGATAAAATGTTTCTTTGTATTTCTTCTGTTGTGTATTCCATGTTTTTATTTGTTTTTATATTCCTCTAACTAATGATTTTATTGACCAATTGTCAGATGTTGTTGTTGCTCTTAATCTAATATTTCCTCCTGAGATATCCACGGACAAAGTAACACCTGAAGTGTCTCCTAAGTCGTTTGTGGATGTTTCACTATGCTCTACATTTGATGAACCATCGTGACAAGCGTATACTGTACCTGCTCTTACATTTACTCCGTTTTTGATTACGTAATCAAAGAATGCAGCTGTAAAGTCGGTTGTGGAGATTTCTGCTACGGTTTCAGTTCCAGTATCTACATCTGTATTTTCTTGGTTTGAAAGTATAGCCGTATCTACTAATACATCTCCCCTTAATTGTGTTTTAGTTATTGATGTGTTCCCTAAAGTAACCGTATTGCTTCCACTTCCTACTGCAGTATATCCAATTACTATTTGGTTAGTTTCCCCATTGTTTAAAGGTCTTGTATCATATCCTAAAAACATTGAATTGTTTCCAGTTTGGTTTGAACCTCCGTTGGCTATATATCTACCTGAATTACGACCATTGGCTGTGTTATTAATTCCAGTTGTGTTGTTATATAATGCACTCGTCCCATTAGCTGAGTTGCCACCTCCAGTTGTGCTGAATCTTAATGCTTCTGCCCCATTAGCTGAGTTGCCAACTCCAGTTGTGTTACTAGCTAATGATTGAAGTCCATTGGCTGCGT